TGCAAGTAATCGTGACTCAGGATGGATTGCAATCACAACAGCTCAAGATAGTGATGAGGGCACAATCCTAGATGCATCTGGGCCATCTGCTCCAACTACTAATCCAAGCGGTGGAACAGCGTACGGATATGCACTTGCCGGCTTTGTCCCGGGGGACCCCGCCGCCGGAAACATAATTGAAAGATTTTCTTTTACATCAGATGGTAATTCTGCTGATGTAGGTGATTTTGGTGTTTCAGTTTATAGCATAGGCGTAGGGCAAAGTTCAACACATGGATATTCCTTGGGTGGGCATGATTTTACAGCACCAACGTATTATACCAATATAGTTCAAAAATTCTCATTTGCTGCTTCTGGTAATTCGACAACACTTAGCTATACTGTTGGTGAGCGAGACCGGGTTCAAAGCGGCGTACATACCACTCCTACTCATGCCTTTACAGCAGGTGGTTATAGATTTCCTGTAGTAGGATTTGTTAACTCAATTGATAAATATTCATATACTGATGATACTAATTCGGTGGTTACGGGAGGCACATTGAGCGCAGCAAATGCTGATTTTGCCGGGCAAATGTCTGAAACTCATGGATATCTGACAGGAGGTACACCGTCTGTAAACCCTGATGTGGGTTTTATTTATAAGTATCCTTTTGCAATTTCATCCGGAAATGAGTCTCTTGTTGGAGATCTAACTCCTCAATATACAACCCAACATGAACAAACTGGAGCAAGTTCATCTACTCATGGATATACGATGGGTGGAACAATTATAAATGCAATAGAAAAATTTCCATTTGCTGCAGATGCTAATTCAACTGATGTGGGTAATTTAGCTCAAACAGCATGGCAGGCTGGTAGTACACAATCAACAACCTATGGATACAATATAGGAGGTACATCTCCTTCAGTTTCAGTAAATAATATTCAAAAAATTGATTTCTCATCAGATGGAGATGGCACAGATATAGGCGATTTAACAGTTGCTAGAACAAAGTTACGGGGCGCAGCAGAGTGACAGAAATAGCAATTCAAGCAAAAATTAATAATGCAGATTCAGATACCTCAATGTCTGAATTGCTAAAACTTTTATATTCTGCAAAAGAATATTCAGTTAATTCGGTATATGATTCTGCAAGTGTAATGCCAACTGCAGATTCTGCAAATATTGGCCGTATTGCTTTTGCAGAAAATAATAATGGTATGTATGTATTTGTTGGTATTGATAGTGGATGGCAACTAATTGATAGTGATGCTTCTGATGTGATTACGCCTTCATTTGTATTTCAAGGTTCTAGCTATGGGTATGCATCTGGTGGAGGTAATCCTACAGGAAATAATACTGTTGATAAATATCCATTTGCATCAGATGGTAATGCGACTGATGTTGGGGATTTAACTGATGGTCGAAGATACGGCGCAGGTCATTCATCCTCAACACATGCATATACAGCAGGTGGAGGATATTCACCCCCTGCGGCCAATTTCAAAAATATAATTGATAGATATCCATTTAGCACTGATGAAAATGCCACTGATGTGGGTGATTTATTTGTGGCAACTCAAATCTCTGCAGCCGCAACATCTTCTACTGATGGATATTTGGCTGGTGGTGGCACAACACCTTTTCCAGCCGGTACTAATATTATACAGAAATATCCACTTACGGCAAGTTCAAGTAGTACTGATACTGCTGATTTAACTAGAACCGCGACCGGTGCTGCAGGTGCAACATCTTCTACTGATGGATATGCAATGGGTGGGGCAGATCCGGGGCCAACTGTCACCACCGTTGTAGATAAATTTCCATTTGCATCAGATGCAAACTCAGCTGATGTTGGAGATACTACAGTGGCTAGACAACTTGGTGCAGGTGGAAGTTCAACCACTCATGGATATTTAGCTGGAGGTTATATTGCACCTGCTTGGTCCAATGTTATAGATAAATTTCCATTTGCATCAGATGGTAATTTAACGGATGTTGGTAATTTATCCCAAAACAAAGGGTGGGTGTCCGGAGTATCATCAACAACTTCAGGATATGCAAATGGTGGCATTAGAGGCCCTATAACAACCTATACAGCCGATCTTGACAAATATTCTTTTGCAAGTGATGGCAATGGGACAGATGTAGGAAACTTAACCTTAGCCAGATTTGCTGCAGCAGGGCAACAAGTATAAATAGGTGTAATATGACAATAGATTTATCACAAATAATTACAAATCTTCAGTCTGATGTTGATGCAGCGGATTCAGACACTTCAATGAGAGATATCTTATCCTTACTTCATCGTGGGAAAAAGGTAACAGAACTTCATAAGTGGTATGATAGCTCTGGTGTATTACCTATTGATTCTGCCTATAACGGATATATGGCATTTACTAAAAGTGATAATACCATGCGCGTGTTTAATGATTCTGATTTACGTTGGGCAGAATTAGATAGTAGTTATACCGCGGCCCCTAGTGCTCCAGTATATGCCGGTGAGAATTATGGATACTCAATGGGTGGTGGATCAAGTCCGTACACCCAGAACATTGATAATTATTCTTTTGCAAGTGATGGCAATGCCACTAATGTTGGTGCAATGGATAATCCAGATGGCACTGCGGTTTGGTCAGGTTCTGGTGGTGGTAGTACTACTCATGGATATCATTTGGGTGGATCACCTGTGTCACCTTTTTCCTCACCAATTTTTAAGTTCCCATACACATCAGGAACTCCAATTTCTGATACAGGAAATGATATTGTTGCGAGTCAGATGCATAGATATGGTCACTATGAAATGTGTGGTGACAGAACAAACATATACATTGTCGGTGGATATAGAGGTCCCGCATATCCAACACTGGCAAACAAAAATACTATTTTAAGTTTTGCGGCCACATCTGATGGATCAACAATTACAGACTATGGTGATCTTACAGCTGCAAAGAGATTTGCTCAAACTGGAACATCAGAGACACATGGATATTCAGCTGGAGGATATACATCTGCTGCTATCAATACGATCGATAAATGGCCCTTTGCGGCCTCAGCAAATGCAACAGATGTTGGAGACTTAACTGCACCCTCTTACGCGGCTACTGGGGCTAGTTCAAGTACACATGGATATATAGCTGGTGCACTGACACCATCAGCAACTAATGTAATTGAAAAGTATTCATTTTCAGTAGATGGTAATTCTTCAGATGTTGCTGATCTATTTGAACAAAAAAGCCAAGCCGCTGGTGCGTCATCAACCACTCATGGATATTTAGCTGGAGGTAATCCAGCAACAGTAACTATACAAAAATATTCATTTACAGCTGACGAAAATGGTACAGACGTGGGTGATTTGGCCTTTGCAAGACGAGCTAATGCAGGAACTCATTACTAGACAGTATAAATAGGTGTAACATGGCAATTAATATTAAAAATTTAGAAGAACTAATTCAGAAAAAAGTGCATACAGTTACTTCATCTACACCTACTGCTGATCTTGGTGATATGGTTGAAGCATCACTACTTGCAACTAATAGTCTAAGGGAATATGATTCTGCTGGAGCATTACCAACAGCATCTACCTCTAATGAGAAAATAGCATTTGTAGGAAGTGATAAATCTATTAGATTTAATAATGGAACAAAATGGGATGCATTGATATCAGGTGCTGCTCAGGCAGGTTCATCCGGTGGAGGAGCTACTGCGGATAATATTGCTCAAGGTGTATCATACGGTTATACTGCTGGAGGTGAGTTTACTCCTGTGTTATCACCAACTGTTGGTGACGAGACAATAGAAAAATTTGCATTTGCGTCTGATGGGAATGCAACAGACGTAGGCGATCTTGCAGAAGGTCAAGGGGGCGCGGCTGGTAGACATGATGGCACAATTGCATTAATACTAGGTGGTACAATAATGCCAACAAATGCAATGACTAATAAAGTCCAGGCCTTTACATTTGCTAGTGGAACAGACGCTGCAGTAACACCATATGTCTTAGGAAATCAGGCAAACTATTCTGCTCGTGGTGTACATCAAACTCCTGATATAGCATATGTGACAGGTGGATATAAGTCACCACCACTTTCAGTATATTCTACCATAAACAAATATCCTTTTGCAAATAATTCAAATGCAACAACAGTTGTAGATCCATCAAATAACATGCAACAAGCATTTCATTCGTCTGGTTCTATGTCACCAACACACGCATATTTTGGTGGGACTTGGGCAGTCTTTACTCCTGCATCAACCGATGCAGAGGTTTTAAGAAAATATCCATTTGCAACATCTGATGGCTCAAGTTCAGATGTAGGTGACATGCTACCAGGAAGTCCTTATGGTATGGCAGGTATAACTGGCCCTACGCATGGATATGCAGTTGGTGGAGCAGGCTTTAGTAATGTTATACAAAAATATCCTTTTGCTTCTGATGCCAGCGCGACTGATGTAGGTGATATGCAAGTTGCAATGGCATACGCTGGTGGTAATCAATCTCCTTCATTTGGTTACATTAATGCCGGTGGTATTCCAAGTGGATATCCAACTTCAATTGAAAAATTTACTTTTCCATCAGATAATCCTTCAACCGATGTAGGCGATTTAACGGTTGCCGGGCATAAGTACGCGGCAAATATGCAAATATAAAAAACTTGATATATAATATTGTTAATGAATTAATAAAGGTGATTTAAATCATGCAAATGACAGCGCAACAGGCTTTTGAGCAAAACAGATATATTTATTTGAGTGGTGCCCTTTCTCGTGGCGAGTGTGAACGGCTCACCCAATATATGTTTAAATTAAAAGAAGAAGGAAAACTGACAAAAGATGAGCAGTGTCCTCTTTCCGAAAGTGTTTATGGTGATCCAGAACTAGATAGTGTACTTGCAAAACTAGTACCAACCCTAAGTAAACAACTCGGCATTGAACTACTTCCCACATACACATATGCACGTATCTACGCGCCAGGCGAAACCCTTGTAAAACACAAGGACAGACCTTCATGTGAAATTTCTGGTACACTTACCCTTGGTTTTGATCCAGGTTCTGGTATATGGCCAATCTACTTTGGTAAGGATGATGACGATGTTGTAGGTCAAGGGTTTGAAATTAATACTGGTGACTTAGTAATGTATCGTGGTTGTGAATTAAATCATTGGCGACCAGCATATAAAGGTAAATGGCAAGTACAGGTATTTTTTCATTTTGTTGATGCAAATGGTCCTCATAAAGATCATGCGATGGATGGCCGTAAATCTCTTGGTACAGATAAAAATACAAATAATATAGAACAAAAAGATAAACTTACTCCAAAAGATGCTTTTGAACTGTTTAAACCACCACAAAGCCAAGCAATACGTAATGGTTTGATGATTCGTACCAACGATGAAATTTGGCCTAATGCAATTACATTCGGTAATGGTCTTCACGATGAATTAACTTTTACTCCAGAGGAGTGTGATCGTATTGTTAGTATGAGTGATAAACTGTATGGTAATAAATCAACTATTGGTGCAGGTTCAAGTGAAGGCAGATATGATCCTAGTATTCGATCCGTTGACACATACAATATCGAATTAAACGATGAAACGGCATGGATATTTAATAAAATTGCAGGCGCAGTTGGAACTGTTAATGCAGAACACTATCGATTTGACCTTATGGGTATCACACACGCCGTTCAACTTTTGCATTATAAGGCATCTGAACAAGGGCACTATTCATGGCATATTGATGCTGGGGAAGGTTCCTCATCTACTAGAAAATTATCTTTATCAGTACCACTTACACTCAAGTCAAGTTATAAGGGTGGTGATTTAGAGTTATTGAATAATGGGACTAATATGATGGCCTATACTGAAAGAGGTAGTATTACCTTTTTCCCAAGTTATATGCCACACCGTGTCACACCGGTTACAGAAGGTGAACGCTGGGTAATTGTTGTTTGGGTGCACGGTTCATCTAGATTTAGATAAAATCCATATAAATAGTGTATATGAATTATAGGAGACATTATGTCAGATAATGAAGAAAACCAAATGACCTTTGATTTTGGTACTGAAAAAAATGAGGTTACTGTATTTGATCAAGTGAAACATGAACTTGATATTCAACGTGACCCGATGGAATTTAAAGTCCCATTGAGTGACATTTTTGGTAAGACATCACTTGCACCAAAGGAAAGTTTTGGTCAAGTTACATTTAAAGAGAATATTGAAAAAGTTGATAAGGCTCTTGCAAATGTGGGTGACTTGCAAAATATATGGAATCATAGCCATACACAGTGGATGTGGAAACATATTAACCTAAGTTGGTTATCACCTCATAAGAATATGAGACAGATTTCTGCTGAAGTGACTCGTAAAAAAGGTGCACTTAATGAAGCAAAATGGAAACATATTCAAAATGAGTTAAAGATTAAAAAGATCGAAGAGGAACTTGCACATCCTGAGGATCTTACAAAGTGGAGAGAAATCGAATTAAATATCAAACTTGCGCAACTACGAGAAGGTTTGGCAGAAGGCGCCACTCATATTGAAGGTGCGATGAAAGATATTTTGGCTCTCAACGAATTATATGAACAACTGAAAGATAGAATTTCAGATTTTAGTGAAGAAGATATTGAGGCTGAAGAAACAAAGACTCATTTAAAAAGAAGTATTGTTCAGTGTATTCGTGATGTTCGTCAAAGTGGTTCTATTACAAAAGGTGAACAGGAATATATGGAACAAATTGGTGTGAATCCCTCTAAGATTCAACGTTTGCTTCGTGAATATGTAAAGGCTGAAGAGGCCTCAAATAGTTGGGATGTTTCTGATTTATATACATTTGTGGATGACCTTGTCATTGAATTAACTGAAAAACATAAAGTCGATGTGAAACGTATGGAACTTCAAGGGTTCGATCCAAATTATATTGGTAATATTACTTACGATACAAAGGTAGCGTTAACAAACAAAGAGGAATAAAATAATGCCTGTTGTAGAATATAAACACCATATTAATCATATGGGTAGAATAGAAGTTCCAGGGTGGGTACTTGATCGAGGTTATTGGGCAAATGCTGCTGATCACACATATCTTGGTTGGGTAGCGGCAGAATCAGATCGTGAATATCTGATTCCGGATACGGTTAATGAAAAGACAAAAGCAGAGTGTGTGACACGTGCTTTGGCAATTCATGCTGTAACACCATATAAGAATCACCCAGAAGATCCAGAATCTGAAGGTACTGATATGACAGATGCTGAAGTAACAACAATGATGGAAAATTGGTATGATACAATAGTATCCAATAATTCCTAAGGAAATATTATGCAAGAGATTATGATTTCTGAAAAACTTTCAGATATGACAAAAGATGAAATAATGGCTATTTTTAGAGAATGGTGTATGGAACATCCAGAAGCGGCTCAAGAGTTATTAGAAAAACTTGAGGATGTTATCTAAGGAAAAAAACCATATAAATAGTACTGATATTTTTAACGTGTCGGAGACTATTTTATGGCCGTTCCAGCATCCAGACAAGATTTAATTGACTATTGTAAAAGAAGACTTGGTGATCCAGTCATTGAGATTAATGTTGATGACGATCAAATAGAAGATCGTGTAGATGAAGCATTACAGTATTACCAAGAGTATCATTCCGATGCAACTGTTCGCACATACCTAAAACATCAAGTTACTCAGACTGATATTACCAACGAATATATTCCTATTTCTAGTAATGTCTTGACCGTAACCAAGATGTTTCCTATTTCCTCTTCCTTTAATTCCTCATTTAATTTCTTTGATATTAAGTATCAAATGATGTTAAATGATATTGCAGACCTACAAAATTTTGCAGGTGATCTTGCTTACTACGAGCAAATGCAACAGTATCTTTCCCTATTAGATGTAAAGTTAAATGGTACACCACAAGTTCAGTGGTCACGGCATCAGGACAGACTTTATATATTTGGTGATTTTCAGGATGGTGATATAAAGGTAGGTGAATATGTTGTGGCAGAAATATACTCTATTGTTGATCCAGATGAACACACCTCAATCTATAATGATTTATGGTTAAAGGAATACACAACTGCCCTTATTAAACAACAGTGGGGAGCGAATTTAATTAAATTTGAAGGTGTACAATTACCAGGTGGAGTAACCTTTAACGGCCGTCAAATATATGATGATGCCACAACAGAAATACAGCAATTGAGAGAAAGAATTAGGTTGGAAAATGAAATGCCACCTGACTTCTTTTTAGGATAATTTTATGGCTCGAAATTTTTACTTTTCAGAAAAAGTAAGATCTGAGATGAATCTTTATGAAGATCTTGTCATAGAGGCTCTTAAGATTTATGGTCAAGACCTATACTATTTACCAAGACATATCGTTAACGAAGATACTTTATTGGGTGATGACCCAACGTCCAAATTTCCTACTTCACATAAAATTGAAATGTATATTGAAAATGGTGAAGGGTTTGATGGAGAGGGAGATCTATTTACTAGATTTGGCGTAGAGATTCGTGATGAGGTTACTCTGGTTGTTTCCAAATCTAGGTTTGAAAATCAAGTTCGTAGAATGTCAACTGGAGGTATATCTTTAGAGAGACCTGCAGAAGGTGATTTGATTTATATACCTCTCACAAAGAAAATGTTTCAGATTAACCATGTTGAACATGAACAACCATTTTATCAAATAGAAAATTTACCAGTATATAAGCTTCGTTGTACTCTGTTTGAATATACTGGTGAGGACTTTGATAACCAAATTGATGAGATTCAAGATATTGAAAAAGACTTCTCATATCAATATAAGGTATCTCTTACTGCTCCTAAAAAGGCAACTGCCACATTAATACAAGATAGTAGCGGTGTTGTTTCTATAAATCTTCTACAAGGTGGGACATATTATACGACACCACCAACGATTGCGTTTATTGGTGGAACAACTTCTGATTCTGCTAATGCAACTGCAACAGTTAGTGGTGGTGCAGTGACAAGTATTACCCTCACTGATAGTGGTGTTTATACAACTGATTCAGCCATTACTATACAGTTTATTGGTGGGTCTGCCATTGATAGTGAATATAGTATTGGCGATAGCGTAGGTCAGATAATTGCTGGCGGCGTTAAGATGAGTGGTGAAATTCAAAGTATCGTTCTTGATTCCTCAGACGATTCAAGTATTCATCTATTCCTATCAAATGTGGGTGCAGATGATGGCAAGTTCCATACATTTATTACTGGCGCTAGCGTAATAAATAATACACTTAGTGCAGTAACAGGGTTAACAGCAAATGCAGTATCTGAAATAAATAATTTATCTGCAACTGAACAAAATGATGAGTTCACTAAATCATACATTGATGATTTTATTGATTTTAGTGAAGATAATCCATTTGGTGATCCGGAGAATCAATAATGTTTGGTACCTATTTTTACCATGAAAAGATTCGTAAGGCAGTGTCCATATTTGGTCGACTGTTCAATAATCTATACGTTGTCCGTTTGGACGGCAATGGGCAGGTATTGAATCAACAAAAGGTCCCATTGGCATATGCGCCAAGACAAAAATATCTAGACAGAATTCGTACAAATCCAGACCTATTGGAAAATTCACAAGTGGCATTAAAATTGCCACGTATGTCATTTGAAATTACCAGTATTGCATATGATAATACTCGACAGTTAACAAAGGTAACTAACTTTAAGGCATTGGGTATTTCCGATAACGATAGACAAAAATTTAATGCACCTGTTCCTTATGAAATTGGTTTTCAGCTTAATATTATGGCAAAGAATCAAGATGATGCATTACAACTTGTAGAACAGATTTTACCTACATTTAATCCACAATACACACTTACGATTAAACCTTTTTCGTCTGAATATCCTGAATTTAAAGAAGATATTCCTATTATTATACAAGGTGTTTCCTTTTCTGATGATTTTGAAGGCAATTTGGAAACACGTAGAACCATAATTTATACACTAGATTTCCAAATGAAAGTATCATTCTATGGTAATATTGGTTCTGGTGAAGTTATCCGTTCATCTATTGCAGATGTGTTCTTGATGGATCAAGGGTTGGATCAAGATTCAGATAGGAAAGTCGAAAGGATTACAGTGACACCAAATCCAACATCGCTTATAGGATTAGCAGATAGTGACTTTGGTTTTACTACAGATATAGATTTAACATATGATAGCGGACTATCATGATAGGAGATAAGAAATGCCAGTCATATTAAGGAGAGATAAAGGATCTACTTTAACTCATAGTGAGTTAGATGATAATTTTCAGGAGTTGCTTAATAGAGCAAACTTAGACTCTGATCTTGTTAAAAAATTTACTCTAGATTCTGCAGATGCAATTGCTTTAATTGACTCAGATTATATTCAGTACCGTAGACCTCCAGAAGCAGTATTTGGTGTATCCAATAATGGTACTGCTGCATGGAGATTTAACGGAGATGGGTTTCCAACTGGAGTAGATAACCCAACACTTTATTTACATAGAGGTTTAGAATATAAATTTGAAATAAATGCGCTTGGTCATCCTTTAGAATTTAGATTATCAAATGGTGGCACGGTATATTCTGCTGGGGTTACAGGTAGTGGAACACAGGTAGGTGATATAAACTTTACCATACCATTTGATGCCCCTAGTAGTCTCGTATATCAATGTGCCAATCATGCATCTATGGTTGGTGATATTGTTATAATGGATAATTTAGATTCAGATAGTGTTACTAATCTAATTGATTCTGCATATATTCAACAACGTGTACCTGAATCATATTTAGAAACCATTATTGATTCTGATTACATTCAAGCAAGAGATCGTTTTAGAGACTCATCGTTTGTAACAGGTATTGTTGACTCGAGTTATGTAAAGTCATTCATTGATTCTGATCATGTTACAGGGTTGATTGATTCACATGTCACTAATCTTATTGATTCAAGTTATGTAAATGCTAGATCAAGTGTTACAACAAGTTCAGTAACAACCTCATATGCGGGTATAACCCCATTGGCCGTTGGAAGTATGTTAACTTGTAATAACTTTAATTCAAACCCTGGATATACAGTGAACATAGGTGGTACTATTGCTGGAAGTTATCTTTCTGGCATTAATTATGGAAGTGGTAGCTATTATAATATAGGTGCTACAGGGACTTGGAAAAATATGGGCGGGATGAGAGTACAATACAACCAAGGTGCGGCTCCATCATTATTTATGAGAATAGCATAAGGAATAATAATATGAATTTAATATCAGCTAAAAATCCAACATGGGCAGATAGTAATCAAACCTTAATTAATCTAACAGTTCGTTTTGCTGAAATAGACGAAGATATACCATTTACAGCAAGCGCCAATGATACAGAAGCATATAGCAGAGACATTCATGCAAGAGCTTTAGCAGGTGAGTTTGGTACCATTCAATAGGATAGACCATGAGTGATAATGAAAAAGATAATGTAACAAATGACTATGAATATTCACGTGAAACACTTTACGATTTAATTGAAAAAGGTAAAGACGCCTTAGAAAATATGATTGAAGTTGCGCGTGAATCCGAACACCCTCGTGCATATGAAGTGCTTTCCGGTCTTATTAAAAACGTGTCAGATACTAATGATAAATTAATGGACCTAAATAAAAAGCAAAAACAAATGGATGAAAAGGATGAAGTGAAACAAGTTGAAAATCAGCAGAATAATTACTTCCTAGGTTCTACTGCCGATATTCAAAAGTTATTACAACAAGATGATGTTATAGATGCTGAACCAGAAAGAATCATATCTAGGGAATCCTAATGTAAAACGAGATGGTGTTCTTCAACAATGGACACCAGAACTTTTAAAAGAGTACAAAAAGTGTATGGATAACCCTGCATATTTTTGTGAACAATACGTAAAAGTTATTGCATTAGATAAAGGGTTGGTCCCATTTAAATTGTATCCATATCAGATGGATATGTTTAACCATTTTGAGGAAAACAGATTTAATGTCGTTCTCGCATGTCGTCAATCTGGCAAGTCAATATCGGCCTGTGCATATCTCCTCTGGTATGCATTATTCCATTCGGAAAAGACTATTGCAATACTTGCAAACAAAGGGGCAACTGCACGGGAAATGCTCTCTCGCATCACACTCATGCTTGAAAATATCCCGTTCTTCCTCCAACCAGGATCAAAGGCACTCAATAAAGGATCTTTGGAATTCAGTAATAACAGTCGCATTATTGCGGCAGCGACCTCTGGCAGTTCTATTCGTGGTATGTCAGTTAATCTTCTATATCTCGATGAGTTCGCATTCGTAGAACGTGCCGCAGAGTTTTACACTTCCACATATCCTGTTGTATCTGCCGGTAAGGATACAAAGGTTATTATCACTTCCACTGCAAATGGTATAGGTAATCAGTTCCATAAGATATGGGAAGGTGCTGTACAAGGAGTTAATGAATTTAAATCGTTTCGTGTTGATTGGTTTGACGTTCCTGGCAGAGACGAGGAATGGAAAAAACAAACTGTTTCTAATACCAGTCAGTTACAGTTTGATCAAGAGTTTGGTAATACCTTTTTTGGTACTGGTGATACACTTATCAATGCCGAAACTCTATTGGGATTAAGGGCATCAAATCCGAAACAAATATCCGAAGGTGGTAAATTTTTACTATATGAGGAACCTGTCAAAGACCACGATTATATCATGACCGTTGATGTTAGTAAGGGAAGAGGGCAGGATTATTCTACTTTTAATCTGATCGATATTAGCGTTCGCCCGTTTGCACAAGTTGCTGTATATCGCAATAACACTATCTCTCCAATTCTCTTCCCTAACATTATATATAAGTACGCAAAAATCTATAACGATGCTTATGTCGTAATTGAATCAAATGATCAGGGTACCGTAGTATGTAATGGATTATACCACGATTTAGAATATGAAAATATGCACGTTGAATCTGCTATTAAGGCCAGTGGTTTAGGCATTGAAATTACTCGAAAAACAAAAAGATTAGGATGTTCTGCATTAAAGGATATACTTGAAAATGGTAAAATAGATATTGTAGATGAACAGACCATTATGGAAATATCCACATTTGAAGCCAGAGGTCAATCATATGAGGCAACAGATGGTAACCACGATGATCTAGTTATGAATTTTGTAATGTTTGGATATTTTGTATCGACACAATATTTTACTGATATGACTGATATTAATCTTAAAGAAATGCTATTTAAACAAAAAATGCAAGAAATAGAAGATGATATGGTTCCATTTGGTATAATCGATGATGGTTCGGAATATATTGACCAAATAGAACAAAAAGATGCTGGTTGGGAAACCAATATCATAACTGATAGGCATATATATGACCCAGACCTATAATGTAATAAAATTATAAATAATGGTAAGTTGACTAATCGTATTATGGAACATATAATTTTTTAACAGAGGAAGATAAAAATGGCACTTTCAACACCGTCTGCTTCACCAGCGGTTGTCGTCAAAGAAATAGATCTGACTGGTGGCGTTCCGAACGTACAGTCGACTACAGGCGCAATCGTGGGGAACTTTCGTTGGGGACCAGTGGAACAAAGAGTATTGATAGACAACGAGACAACTCTTGTCAACACTTTTGCTTCACCAGACTCAGCAAACACGATAGATTGGCATTCTGCATCTTATTTCTTGCGCTACTCAGGATCACTCCAAGTCGTACGCGAAACAGATAGCAATGCCGTAAATGCCCGTGCAACAACAGGGCAACTCGCAACAGATTCTGACGGAGGTCTTGGTACTCCCGTCGTTAAAAATGAAACTGATTTCTTAGGCCAAGAAGCAACATTGGCAAATGCAAGTCATACTTTCATTGCAAAATATCCTGGAAAACTAGGTAATGGTATTAAGGTTTCTGTATGTCCACCAGATGCAACTGCATTTAACGCATGGGCATATGCAAGCGAATTTGATGCTGTCCCAGGAACATCACAATACGCCAATGATGCCGGTGCATCAAATGACGAAATCCACGTAGTTGTTGTGGATTCATCCGGTGAGTTTACAGGCACACGTGGAACAGTTCTAGAAAGATATCCTTTCATGTCTGTTGGTACTGATGCCAAAAATACCGATGGAACAACTAATTATGCCCTTGATGTTGTTAACGCCCGTTCAGACTACGTTTGGATGGTAGGGTTTGATTCAAACCATGCAACAGCAGGTGCAGGAACAAGTATTACCAATGGTGATAACTTTGATGTGACTTTGCAAACTGCAACTGATTTTGCATTTGCCAAAGGTGATAATTCAGGTGCCCTTGGTACTTCTGAATTCCTATCAGGTTATGACCTATTCGAAGATAAAGATATCGTAGAGGTTGATTTCCTAATTGCTCCTGGTATGCCAGCAAGAGAAGCTCATACAACAGTGGTTAATGATCTTATCTCAACTGCACAATCACTTCGTAAGGATTGCGTTGTTGCGGCATCACCTTCAAGAGCCGATGTTGTAAACTTAACAAATACTGCTACAATGACAAATAATATTGTCACTACAGCAAATATGTTTACAAATTCATCATATCTTGTAGCAGATGGCAATTATCTGAAAATTTACGATAAATTTAATGATCAGTACATCAATATTCCAGCGGCATCATCCACAGCAGGTATTATGGCAGCAACCGATTTAAATCGTGCTCCTTGGTTCTCACCTGCAGGATCACGTCGTGGTCAATATCTTGGTATTACTGCAATATCATATTCACCAACAAAATCGCAAAGAGATACCCTGTATAAGGCAGGTGTAAATCCAATTGCAAACATTCCTGGGCAAGGTGTGTTACTGTTTGGTGATAAGACCAAGCTTGGTCGTCCATCTGCATTTGATCGTATCAACGTCCGGCGCCTATTCTTGGTACTGGAACGTGCTATTGGTCGAGCAGCTGAACAAGTTATGTTTGAGTTTAACGATGAGTTTACTCGGGCAGAGTTTGTCAACATTGTAGAACCAGTACTTCGTGAAGTAAGGGGTCGTCGTGGTATTACCGATTTCCGTGTAGTATGTGACGAGACAAATAATACACCAGCAGTTGTAGATCGTAACGAGTTTATCGCCAACATCTTCATTAAACCTGCTCGGTCTATTAACTATGTAACTCTGAACTTTGTTGCTGTTCGTACAGGTGTTGACTTCGAAGAAGTCGTAGGCACGGTGTAAGGAGATAAAAAATGGCAATTCTCGGAGTAGATGATTTTAAAGCAAAACTTAGAGGTGGCGGCGCACGTCCCAATCTCTTTCAGGTAACTATCAACTATCCTGGTTATGCAAATGGAGATGCAGAACTGACATCGTTTATGGTGTCTGCAGCTTCTTTGCCTTCCTCAGCGATGGGAGAAATTATTGTACCATTCCGTGGCCGTCAGTTAAAAATGGCTGGTGACCGGACATTTGATCAGTGGACAACTACTATTGTTAACGACACTGATTTTGCGGTACGTAATGCTCTTGAAAGATGGATGAACGGCATTAATGCTCACAGCGCAAATACAGGACTTGAGGCTCCCATTGCATATGAGGCAGACCTTAAGGTAGAACAACTTGATCGGTCAGGAGTTGTATTGAAAACATACACTTTCCGTGGAGCTTATCCAGCAAATATTTCAGAAATTGCTTTGGATTTCTCTTCAAATGATGCAATTGAGAACTTTACCTGTACGTGGTCATATCAGTATTACGAGTCTGATACAACCACATAAATATAACTTTGATAGGAGGCTGGGGAAACTCAGCCTCCAACCTTAGTAAATTGAAGGAATCAATATGGCAGAAGAACAACAAGGCGGCTCAGAGGGAATTAATTTATTTGGTTTCCAAATAACAAGAGCCAATAAGAAGAAAGAAGAAACTAAACTTCCTTCGATAGTTCCACCTCGTGATGATGAAGGTGGAAGTTACGCTACTGCTAGCGGTTCACATTATGGGCAGTACTTAAATCTAGATGGTAACGATTCCAAAGATAATTATCAGTTAATCATGAAGTATCGTGGTAATGCAATGCATCCTGAAGTGGATGCGGCAATTGAAGATATTGTCAATGAATCAATTAGCTCAAGTGAATTACAACAAAATCTAGATATTAATATGGATGCTGTAAAAGCACCAGACAGAATTAAAAAACTTATTAAAGAAGAATTTGATATCATATATGGTATGTTAAACTTCAAGGAATTAGGTCACGATATTTTCCGCCGTTGGTATGTTGATGGCCGTTTATATCACCACCTTGTTGTAAATGAAGAAAATCCAAAAGAAGGTATC